GCCTCAAAGTACTCCCATCCTTTAGCCCAAATAGAATCGGGCAAACTCATTCCGCCCAATTTCATTATAAGCTAATTTTGATAGGATTTGTAATGTAAGTGATTACACTAGTAGCAACGGTAAAACCTTGGATTTCAACCTCACCAGCTAAATCGGCTGGTGTGCCGTTCAAAATTGTAAGGGTGTACTCTCCAAGCGCTTTATTGGCCGAACTCTTAACGGCAATGGTCACACCTACATCGGCTGTAGAACTTCTAACAACCCAATCGGCTGCATCGTCAAGATCTGCATAAGGTTGTGATGTGCCACGTTTTGTAACCTTAACTGTAACGTCACCACCAGCAGCATAAGCTGTTACAATCTCGGCATTAAGGCCAACGGGATTAACATCTTCCAAAACCTCAACAGCATCGAAAGTAGTTTCGATGACATTTTCGTTTGCGCCCCACTCGGTTAAGTCGGTGAACTCAAGGTGGAAATGGTAATCTTTTTGGCGATCAGCTCCAACTTTTGGCAGCATTTTATCAAGCCAAAACTGTCCCCTAAAACCTGTAACGTTTGTGGCCGACTTGTTTGTTTCGATTAAATTACCGTTTTTGTCAATCAAAGCAATTTTGTAAGATTTGCCTTCAAAACCAAAAAACGTTTGGTAATCCAAGAAGCTAATATTAGCATAACCATCCAAAACAATGTTTGAACGATTTGTTAATACGGTGAAATTTACGTTTGATGTGGTCAATTCGTTTTCGCCTCCACTAGGCTCTGCCCCATTGCGAAAATCTAAAATAACACCAGCAATAGTGCTAGGAGTTGAAGCGGCTACAATGGCTTTCCATCCTGCTAATGTTTTTGCATTGGCCTTGGTGATTGTAGCTGTTTTCTCCATGATTATTGCCCCTACGATGCTTTCGCGAAGTCCTTTGCACTCGCCAACACCTGAATAATAATTAACTGGACATGTCATATTTTAACAATTTTTGATTACTAATAAATTATTGTACTTTATTTCAATCGCATCTAATGTGTCAAACAACACATTTTTATTTTTTTGATACCCTAAACTTTCTCCCCAAAGTAAATGATCGGCTTTTTGATAATTGTCTTTTGATGACCAATCAACCCGGCTATCATAAGTGATGTAACGATATAGCAAATCCCAAATAGGGTTCAAAACTAAATCGAAATTCTCACTCATTCGCTCCGTGCTACTCTTTTCGGTGTTGGTATGTGTGCAGATAAAAATACGCGGAGAAACATGAAACATTTTATTGTTTACCTGACTAACCTTGCTTTCATCTGCCTCCCAAACTAACCATATCAGAGGGTATTTGCCTGTTGTGTTTTTATCTTTTATGGCATTAACCCGAATAAGCTCTGCATAAGTCCCGACTTCAAAATATGGCAATACATTTGCAGTATCATATTTTAAGCGAACTTTTGCGACTATTTCTGCAAATATGGTTGGAAAATCTATCATATACCAAAGCGATTAACAGGGTGATACGGCGTGAATATCCATTCAGGATAATCATCAATATTTGCAAGCAAGAAATTGTAAGCAGATGGTTCAATGTCCATTACTGGCATTGTTTCACCTGCAAAAATAGGCTTTCTGTAACTGATAGGCATTTGCCCATATAAATTAACAAAAAGTTGTGATGCTTGACAAATCTTATCAACAGGAGAAACACGGTCACCCGTTTCTGATTTCATAACAACATTTCCAACATCAGTATAGTTTGTGGCTTCATTTGTAAGCAACTCAATATATGCAAAATAAGCAAGCATAGAAACTTTGTCTTCATTTTTCAACCCGTTCCAATGCTGTTTTACTTCGCGGCCATTGTAGTCAACAACAAAATCAGCCCCATTAACAAAATCAATAAATCTTTTTGATGTTAGATTATTGCTTGTCAAATCGGCAATAAGCAAAGAGTATAATTCATATCCTAATAGCATTGTCAATGCTTTTTTTTCGGCAACAGCAATAGCTTCTGAAATTACAGTCATATTGCGTGTTACATTCGGATAACGAATTTCATTAATAAAATATGTATTGTCAATAAACGCCATTAGCTAAGTTCTTTAAACTTTTTTTCAAAAGCAGCTTTTACTGTTTTTCGAGTATCCCCTGCCCAAACCAACAAATCTTCAATTGTTTCACATTCTTTGATCTGTGCTACAACTTCAGAAGCGCTAAGTTTTGCAGATATTTCAAAAGGATCAGCAACCCCAATCCTTTGCATCAGGGCTGCTAATTTACCTTTGAAAACCTTACCTGTTTTTTTTGATCGGGCGGTTATCATATTAGTTGTAGATTTTAAACTCAAAACTATCAAGGTCAACGCCATCACCTGTCCCTATACGTATTACCCTGACAACATAAAATCTATATGATAGCTCTTTTGCTGCGGTGGCATAATCGTAAGACTTAACGTAATTCGAAGCTGATGCTAAATTAACAGTATCGGCTGCAATTAAAGTGGTAGCCGTACCATCGTTTTCAAAATCATAACCTAAAAGTTGTATGCTTAATGTATCAGCCCCTGCGATTGTGTCAAGCGCAAATGTGTAAGCAACTTTTTCAACTCGATCATGCATCCTGTATTCAAGCTCAAAATCAATGGTGTCCTGATTACTTGTTAGAGTATCAACCGTTGTATAATCGGCATAAGTTCCCCAATTGCTAACCCCAGACTTTATTGGGATTTCAATTGTTTTATCCTGAGCAATTGCTACAACTGCAAATAAAACAGTAATTAGTATGCTAACTAGCTTTTTCATTATCCAGCAGTTGTGTCAAGGTTAATATCGCTCATCGCGGTGTCAATATCTGCTGTATAAACAACAGCTTCGGCAGCACCAACACCAAAAGCAGCACGTATTTTAATAACAGCTGTTTTTTGGCCTTCGGTTAAGTCTGTACCATCGCGGCCAATTTCCATGCTCATACCTTGGCGCAACCCGATAAGCAATTGTTTGCTGTCGGCAACAATCACTGCATCATCATCAACTTTGGTCGATTTCCGAACGGCCATGCCACAAATAAAGGTAGGCTCACCAATTGCACCAAAAACAACCCGGCGATCAGATATCGAGTCGCTAAGCTCGTTTTTCTTGTCGGCAATACGTGCAACCATTGCTGGGCTAATAATTACAGTGTCTGGCATGTATCCAGCGGCCTCGGCTTGTAATTTCATTCCTTGAATTACGCTGATTTCATTTGCATTTGCAAAATAGTCGGCATAAGTGGTAGCACTTGCAAAAGCGGTGTTTTTGCCAGCTCCTAAAATACCTTTGATTGCAGTTGTGTCATTCCCAGTAGAACCAAGAATGTACTCATCAAGTTTTAAATTAACTCGATCAGGAGCAATACGGGCGATTTCGTCCAACACCTCGTCAAGGTCATCCAATGTTTCGTCACTCAAAATAATGTGTGTGGCAACATAAAATGCTTTGAACTCAACAGTTTTAAGCAAGAAACTTGTTTTTCCACTTGCTGAGCCTTCATCTTTTGTGGCTGCTCCATCTTCGTAAGAATATGCCACAATCATTGACATATAACCCTTTTTGATGTTACGTATAGGCATCCAATCCAAAACGTGAGGGTACAAGTTCAACGGGATACCAACAAAACCGGCAATTTCGGTATTGCGAACGGTGTTAATGTTCGACTGCGAAATGTTGCTTTGCAGCATATCAACAGCTGTTTTGATTTGGAACTCAGGTGTCGAACGGTTGCCTGTTTTTTCGAAGTACTCTTTCAACGAAAAGCGTTCGCCGTATTCATCATTGCGCTCGGTTAATACTTGGTCTTTGTTGGCCATAATAGCCTCCTTGACCGCTTCACGGAAAGTTTTTGGAGCTTCCGATTTTTTAGTGTCAGCAACTTCTTTTATCGCTTTGATAGTGCCTGATAATTCGGCAATTGATACTGTCATTTGAGCTACATTTTCTTTCAGCTCTTTAACTTGTGTATCGTTAAGGCTTTCTTCGATGCGTTTATTTACCACATCAAGACGGGCATCAATATCCGCCTTTGTTACGTTGTCTTTCTGAGAATCAGCAATAATGCCTTTTATCTCTTTCAACAATAATTCTTTTTCTTCCATTTTATTTTTTCAAATTAGTTAATAAATACCTTAATGTCTCTTTTTGAGTGTCTTCTTTTGACGGCTCGGTTATTGTTTTTTGAGTGCTCTTTTGCGGCTCATAATTTTTGACTGATAATGTAGGTGTAACGCTGTTGCTTCCAAACACAACTGCACTTCCCTCACGTTTTTTTGCTTCGTAAATAACCCAGAAATACCCAAATTCATCAGCTACCTCAGGGTTAACGGCTTGCCTTTTCATTTCTTCAAAGAAAGCCATTTGTTTTTCGCTTTCTTCATCATAATAAGCAATATCCATCGAAACATAAATCATCCCGACTGAGTGCTCTTTTACGTCTCCATTCTTGTAAGCATCAAACATAAAAGGCATTTTGCTCCGTTGTAATACAAACTCATTAATATTGCCAACGGTCATAAAATCTACATCAAGCCCTAATTGATTAAAATTAAACGGCTCGTTATAGCTTTTTGCACGATTTGAAATAACGCTTTCAAACTTTTGCTCATGCTGCTTTAAGTGATATGAAAATGGATTATCATTTACAGTCTTATTCCATATTTTCGGCAAATGCAAATCCCTGTGACTATCAATTATGTTTGTGGTATTGATCACCGTTTTGACCTGAATAAAATCAGAAGTAATATCTTCAATCTCAGGAACAAATTCCTTGGTTTTAATTCCATCTAAAACCGCATGAGCATTTGTTTTGTATTCAGACAATTTGATCTGTTTTATTTCATCAATATGGTTTTTGATAAAACGGGTTTGATCCATTTTGTCCGAAAACTTTTTTTCTGGAAATTGTTTGATAATGTAATCCATCACTTTTATTTTTTAATTAGTTGCCCCTGTTTCTTCGCTTTGTTGGCCTTCAATTTCTTGATTTGCTCCTGTGTTAATTTTGCTTTGTCCATCCCGTTCAAATTTAAAAACATTCCCATCGGAAACAGCCTCTAATCCTATTATTTCTAAATACTGGTTCCAAGTTATAATATTATTGTTGTATGCTTTTTCTGCTGCTGTTACGTTCATGCTAAAAGCTGCTGCTTTTTCCTTAAAAGCTTCCTGCAACGACTGAATTCCACTCCAATCTGTTTTTAGCTCATACCCCAATTCCCTTAATCCCAACCGCTCGGAAAAATACTGATCATCGTTGGCAACCATCGGGATAACGGTGTTTTGATATAGCCTTCTTTCGGCTTGAACTTGATTTTCAAATGTAGCACCCTTCATGTATGTTTTATACAATTCTGGAGGTACTCCCAACCCATTTGATATAATCATTGCATTATTGGCAAATTCGTCATAAATGCCAAGCTCAGCACTATTCATTATTGTCTTAATATACTCAATGTCAGCATAGGTTATTAAAAATTGTTTTTGATCTTCTCCAAGCCCATAACCTTTTTTAAATGCCTCGTCAATGTCATCTTTTACCTTTTGATTTACAGGTATCATTGACCCTTGAGCATCTTTGTTGTTTGTTTTGATAATACCCTGCATCCCCCTTGATTTTAGGATGACATTCATTGCTTCGAATGCTAGTTGGGTGTTATAGATAGGTTTTTCGAGTGCTTTTAATTTTGAAGTGCCAACAATAGAATGGCCTATTCCGCTGGTGTTAATGTCGTTGAAATGGATAATCCTATCTACATCAAAGGTTTTTACGGGGCTATAATTATTGAGTATGTATTTTTCAATAATACCAGACAATTCAATTTGATCATATAGTTTCCCCGTTTGTTTTACTTCAACATGTTCAGCTGGTAGATTATATAATGCCTGTACGTTTAATATGTTTGTTTTTTGTGCTGTTGGGTTGTTTGCATAAACATAGTTATTCCCGAACGTTAGCCGTTGATAATATCTTTCTGCTTGAAATTCGCTGGCTGATTGCAACGGGTTTGGTCTATTTAGCAGTAATTTTCGAACTTGTTGGACGACTACATTTCTCTTATCCCACGGTACTTCGTTCCCTTTTTCGTCAATTAGATATTTAACCCCGTTGGCTGCTGCCTGAGCTATTATAAAAATACAACCGTTAACTATCGGGTTTTCTGCCGCCGCTTCTGCATAATGATGCGGACTTGATAATGATAACCAAGCGGGCTTATCAATAAGATATTGAAAAAAAGACTGGTTAGTCTGATTTATGTTAGTTCCTCGTCTTCTGTTAATCCAATCAAGTATAGCCATACTTTAAAGATAAATTTTTTTTCAAAGGTAAGTTAATTTAGACCAAATACAAATAAAAAAATGCACAAAAAAAAGCCCGACATAAAATCGGGCTTTTTTTGTATAAAAGAAAAGCCACACCCCTGAGGCAATTCCAACAAACACCGTAAAGATAGTAAAAAAATTCAAATCAACATCACATATTCATAAAAATCCGAATCTATCCTTTGTTTTTTTATATTCATTTATCCTATCGAGTGTATAATCAATATCATTAGTAATTGTAAACCGTTCAAAACCGAAATCATCTGCTTTAATAAAGTTGATTGTTTTTCTCTTTAAAGAAGCTTCATAATGTAAATTCATGTTGTTTCCAATTTGTAAAAATCCAAGGTAAAACAAAGTATTTTTGCCAGATTGAAAAATTTCAGTGTTGTATTCCTCATTTTTTTTAATCAAATCATATATCTGTAATGCAAATTTCTGATACTCATCAAGTCCAATAATATCAATTACTTCGCTTTCTGTTAATTCTTTTTTCATAGTTGTAACATTTTAAATATTTGCTTACCAATGTTATATTCTAATAAGTTTTTTAAAAAATTTTCTAATTCTTGCGCACTCTGCAATAAATAATCTACTGTTAGTTTTTCTTTTTCTAACCTTGATGCATAAGCTTTAAAAATTTTAAAATAATCATCTGAGCAATTCTCTATAATTGTTTTCCATCCGTGTGTGTTAGGTTGTACCATTGATTTTCCATGCAGCTCTAAATGAAATCCCTGTTGGTCTTCATTGAACTCAACTCTAAATCGCATTGGTTTTAATCCTTCCATAGTTTTGTATTTAATTTATTTCACATTCACCCAAAGGGCGATATACTTTTCCGCCAATATAATTATTATTCAAATCATATATTTTTTGGTCAAAATATCCGATTCTTTTTTTATCAAATAAATCTTTTGGTTTTTCTTTTGCAAAAAACATGTCATCGGCAATAATATTTATTTCAACAATAAAAGTGTCGCTTTTTATTTGATAAGTAAATATCCCATCAGCAAAACATTTAAAAATAGCTTTTTTTTCAAATGTTTTATTGTTTACTAATTCATCTTTCATTTCTTTAAATACTTGTTCTTTTTTCATATTATTATTTTTTATTCGGTTAACCACTTATAAAATTCATCAAAATTAAATGTATCAAATATGGAAATGTAATCGTAAACGGCTGCCTTAAATGTTTGTGTAGTCATACCGAGTACCATTAGTTTCAATAGGTTGTTTGTAATTTTATCACTCATATCTTTTCACACTTAGTAAGTTTTCCTAACCCGTTCGGCAGAAATGTAATCGATAATGAGTATCTCGGGATCGGGTCTTTTTTCTTTTTTTCTTCAAAATGCTCTGACATACACAAATAGTAAAAACTATCTTCGTGTTCTTTTATAGCAATCGGATACACCTCTGAAAATATTGCTTTCAAAATATCTTTGTTAGCACGCTCGATTAATTCTTTTGTGACTTCAATTGTACCAAGTCTGTTTTTTAAACTATCCATAGCTTTACTTGTTTTGTTTCCACAAAGCTACAAATAAAATCAATGCAAAACAATAGTAGTCAGCAATATAGAATTATTCTAAATAAATAATTGATGAAACTTTTCGAGATATTCAGCAGCACCACAAATTGAATCAGGAGCATCATCTTCTTTTTTTGATGTTTTTGTGATTTTAAACATTTGTGTCATAAATTTTGATAAAGTATGATTTGGCTGTTCTGGAAAATAAAAATAAGCTTTTACTATCCCCGAATAATTAATCATCCTGACTAACTTATTCGAGATTGATGGCTTCCCGAATATTGTTATATCTGGTAATAACTCGATCAAACGCCGTTTAAAATAAGCCCCAAAACTATTTGTTTCAATACAAATTTCACGAATTTTATGCTCTTTTACTTTTGAAATTACAAATGGTTCTTGTATTGTTAAATTTTCTTGGTTAAAAATAGCATCGTGAACATACACTCGTTGTAAGTCTGGATAAACTCTCATAATCGGTTGTGCGTAATTATCAGTACCCTCATCGGCCGGATCAATAAAAGAAAACTCAAAATATTCACCTTCTGGAAAATCTTTATATCTTTTTATTTCTTCCTCTGGGAATAAAAGTTTTTCTAAATCAGGGCGAGGATCTTGCATGTATTGAGACTGAAATGTTAGCTTTGTCTTTGGGTGATCTTTTATTCTATTAATTTCTTCAATTGGCATTTTCCACGGCCAAAGACTTTCACCTTCAATAAGTACAGGAAATATTATGTTTTCAGCTTTTGGATTATTTGGAATATCAAATAATTCATTAAAGTATGCTGTCGCATCGTCAAGTCCTGCCCGTTGTTGGATATTAATTATTGGGGTGTCACTACTATTTTTGCGGCTCAAAATGGTATTGCCAATTACCCTTAACACTTTGTCATTATTGGCGTTTTGTTTCTCGGCATCATCAATTTTATTAATGTCATCTAATACTATACACCCTTCAAAATCCCTCACGTAATCGTTTAACTCCATATCATGTTCAACCATTTGACCAGCACCGAACCCTGTTATTTGACCTCCAATTGTGGCTGTTTTCAACCCTCCACCCTGTTTTGTTCTCCAAAGGTTTTTTGATTGTTGGTCAGGTTTCATTTCCACACCATACATTTTAGCAAAGTATGGGTGTGAAACTATCTCCCTTATCCTTATTGATGTTTCTGATCGTAAATCATCAGATGCGGTAATGTATAAATAATTGCCGCTTGGGTTCATTCCTATTCCTCTGGCAATAAAATTAACGGCTGCAAGTTCTGTCTTACTGAACCTTGGGGGGATATTAATTCCTAAATATAAAATGGAGTAGTTTTGAATTTGTTCTAATTTTGAACATATTTCTCCATGGTGCCAGTTTACAATAAACTTATTGTTGCGTAATACTTTGAACCAAAAACGGGTAAAATACAATAAGGATTCATCACAATGAAATCGTGCTATTTCTAATTCTTCATCGGAAAGTTTTGTAAAATCCATTATATGTTTTCATCCAGTCGTTTTGATATTGCTTTTGCTATTTCTGGCGTTAATGGAGCTGATTTTATCTCTCCAGAATGTTCTGTTTCTTTCTTGTCTACAAGCCCTAAATCTCGAGCAATAATGTTTGAGTTAAAAATTCCAACGCTTGCACCTTCGAATTTATCAGCGTGCATCTCCCTGTTTATGCGTGTTACGACCCCCCCAAAATCAGAATATCTATCATCTCTATTTGTTCGGTAATCTTCCAAATCAGTAAGAATACCAAGGTCATTAACATAGCAATCGAATCGACTCCAAGTAAGTGGTCTTTCAAGGGGGATTGAAACAATATCACCCACCTTTGCATTAAATTCATTTTTATACAAAGGTGTTTGTTTCAGCCATGTTTTAAACTCTAAAAACAAAAACCAAAGCCTTTCTGGTGTCTCTATTTTTTTGTGTAATCCCATTTATCAACAAAGGTAGTGTTTTTTAATTAAAAAGCAAAGTCCCTTAATAATTGCCTCGTCTTTTTCTTTTTCGGTGATGTTTGGTAATTTATACTCTAATTGTTTTTCGATATTTTCCAATCTTTTTGAAAATAATTTATTAACAGTTTTTAGTCTTTCAACATTTTTTATTGAATACATAACTGTTGCATGGTCTTTTTTTCCGATTAATTGGCCAATCCTTTCAAGCGTATAATTTGTTTTTTTCTTTGCAAAATAGTGGCATACTTGCCGAGCCTCGGCAATTGACCTACTCCTTCCTTTTTTCAAAATCATATCAATAGTTACAATTTTTGGGATATAATGGTCATCTCTATTGCTGTATTCTTTTGATACGATTTGCAAAATTTTAGAAATCATGAGTACGGTGTTTTTACGATTGTTCTGCGTGGTGGCAATGACTGTTCATTAATCCCTCGTTGGTTCCAATTATGGATATTATTTTCATAATAACATCCGACATAATTAAAATGCTTTTTTGGTTCAAAGTATTTATTTTCGAGTGGTTTGTTTTCTTCTGTTGCAACTCCTGTATTTGTTATATTAACAGGTTGGTTTTTTCTTATTTCTTTTATCATTGATTATCAATTATTTAATGTTAAAAAGTAATGTTTTTTCCGAACATAGCCATGAGTTAGTAGCAAGCGGGGGAAGTGCTTCGATTCAAACTTTCTGCGTAATTGAAAGAAAAAATAAAAGCCCCACCCGCTTTAAGTTTTTCAAACTTATTTGGATTTAAATCTTGTTATCAAATCATTGCAATATGATTTTGCTTCTTCATAGTTGCACAATTTAGCATCTAGAACATTTTTAATGCTTTTCTCAATATCTTCGTTTCGTTCTATGTTGTATTGATTCAATACATCTGCTAAGTAAAATTTCCACCCTAAAATGTGGAAATTAGCAACTATATTCCTTGCAGCACCCGCCATAAAACCAGTAATTCCGCCTTGGTCATCACATTTGCAAATAATTCCGTGTGGTGTTGTCATGTCAGGGTTGTAACCTATATTAAATTCACCCTCAAAGTTGTCTAAATGCTTCATCACATTTATTGCC